GTTTTCAAGCTGGTTATGCTGTTACCACGGGCTACAACAACACACTGATTGGCGAAAGCGCAGGAAGAAACATTACGACTGGAAACAGGCACACTGTTATAGGTCGCTACAACGGCAACCAAAATAGCCTCGATATTCGCACAGCAAACAACCACATCGTGCTGTCAGATGGGGATGGCGTTCCGCGATTCTACATAAACCAAAACGGAGCGCTTTTTGCACCGGCTGTAGGTACTGGCGCAGGAACTAACGCTCTGCGATACAGCACAAGCAGCTTCCAAATTACCTACGATACATCGTCTGCACGATATAAGGACAACATCCGTGACAGCGGTTATGGGTTAAGTCATGTTATGCAGATGCGCTCTACCATGTTTGAATACAAAGACAGTGGGCGCACAGATGTCGGTCTGATTGCCGAAGAGCTAGACCTAATTATTCCAGAGCTTGTTACCAAGAATGCTGAAGGTCAGCCTGATGCTGTGTCGTATGACCGCATGGTGTCTGTGCTTGTTAAAGCCATCCAAGAATTGAAAACAGAATTTGACGCATACAAGGAGGCGCATCCATGATCGACCTAACCCCAGAACAAATCGCGCAGCACTACTCAGCAGCGATGGACAGCGTAAATCTGATCAACGCTGGTACGCCGGAGAACATGAGCGACGAAGAGTGGGCAGATTGCTTGGCAAGGAATCGCGAGCATCTACGCATCATGCTTGCAAAGGACTTTTGGACTAACGAAGATTTAACACCGCTGCAACAGGCGGCAGGAGAGTAACGTGAGTACAGGGCTGAAGGCAAATCCAGACGGCAGCGCAGCTATTCAGGTAGGCGGCACAGACGTTATTACGCTGACATCAGGTGGTGCTGCGACGTTTGTGACTAGCCCTACGACGGTACAAGCAGGAACAGCAGCGGCTCCTAGTATTACGTTCTCAGGTGATACGAATACGGGTATTTACTCTCCGGGTGCGGATCAGGTTGCTATTGCGACGGGGGGTAGTCAGAGAGCCGTTGTGGATGCGAGTGGGAATTTGCAAGTAGCGGGAGGTTCTACCAATACGACATTTACAAATGGTGGTCAATTTGCGTTAAAGCGAAGCAATAGCTCGCCATTTATGTCATGGCACGCAGATGATGGTACTCGTATTGGGTATCTTCAAATGCAATCCGCTGGCGATTGTGGTTTGGTAGTTAATGCTAATCAACCACTACTTTTCGGAACCAACAACACCGAACGCGCCCGTATCACCTCCGGCGGTGAGTTTCTGGTTGGAAAAACTTCAACCGGCGTGACAACTGTTGGTGGAGAAATAACTGCGGCGGGTCGAATTTACTCAACACTTTCAACTAACAATGGAACAGATACGTTCACTTTGTATTCCACAGGTGCTGGAGCATATCGTTTTTATGTGCTTGACACAGGCAGAATATACGCGACAAACACAACAATTACAGCAATTTCTGACCAACGACTGAAAGAAAATATCCAAGACCTTGACGTTGGCCTTGACAAGATCATGGCACTTAAACCGCGCAAGTTCGATTGGAAAGAAGGTAAGGGAAAAGATATTAAGGGTGATCGTGGCTGGATCGCTCAGGAATTTGAGCAAGTGTTTCCTGACATGGTTGACACATGGAAGGACGAGCCACCAGAAGGGGAAGAACCATACAAGGCTGTCAATGCTGACTTAATCCCTGTACTGGTAAAGGCTTTGCAAGAACTCAAAGCAGAGCTAGACGCAACTAAAGCAGAAGTAGCCTTGTTAAAAGGAGCAGCATAATGCCTATTGTCATCTCAGGGACTAACGGGATTAGCGGAGTAGACGGAACCGCATCGAATCCATCTTACGAGGGTACGGATGCCAATACGGGTGTGTTCTTCCCTGCTGCGGATACGGTGGCTATTGCTACGGGTGGTACGGAAGCGTTGCGGGTGAATAGTTCGCAAACATTAACTTTTGTTAGGTCTACTTTAGCGTCTTATCAATGGACTGCATGGAATCCCTCCGACATAATTGGAACGACAACTACTGCCCCATCTACAGGAACGACTGACGATAGCAACTACGTCACAATGTCGAATTCATCCGGCACATTGACGGTTACTTTTGATGTTGCTGGAACATATTTGGTCTGCATTAATGGTATTGCGTCTCATGCCAATGCTTATATCTACGATACTTTTTATACCAACTTCGGTGGTACTGCAACACGAAGAATTGGCAGGGACGACCCGAATAACTGGGGAGACGGCACGAATGACGGGAATATGTCTATAACAACATCTTTTTATGTGAGTGCTACAGCCAGTCAAACGCTTACGATTCAGCCACGATACAGGGTTTCTGCTGGCGGTGGAACTGCCAGCCAACATACAGCGTATTGCAACGCAACTATCCAGTATTGCGGAGGCTAACATGACACCAGAATGGGAACTAAGAAGAATCCGTAATGCTCACTTGCGTGAATGTGACTGGACACAGTTTGCAGACTCACCACTAACGGCAGAGCAAAAACAAGCATGGGCGACATATCGTCAGGCATTAAGAGACTTGCCAGCAAACTCAACACCTGCGTTTGATGAGAACAATCAGTTGGTAGGTTATGTACTGCCACAAAGACCGGAATAAATTATGAAATTCGAACTAGACCAAAACGAAGCGCAGTTTATCGTACAGGTAATCGGCAACCTGCCAACGCAGTCAGGAGCGCATCCTCTGTGGCAGAAGCTGGTAGCACAGTTTAACGAGCAGACTGAAGAATGAGCCTTCAGTACGTCCTATACGACTATTGGGATTATGGCTATGCTGAAGGTGATGCAATCCTTGAGTTTGGGAGTGCGTCTGTAACGGCAAATGCTACGGTTACTGCTAGTGGTATCAGGATACAGTTTGGCGTAGGATCGATTACAGGTAATGCAACAGTCTCTGCTCAGGGTATTAGGGTTCGGACTGCTGATGCAGGAATTACGGCTAGTGCGGTACTAACGGCTGACGGTACTAGGGTCAGGACTAGCTCAGGGTCTATTACTGGAACGGCAACAGTCTCAGCACTTGGCGGTATTGTAGCGAGTGGTGATGCAAGCATTACAGGATTTGCAACATTATCAGCGTTAGGCAATGCGACGTTTAGTGCTAATGCTGCGGTTAGTGGGAATGTCACGGTAACGGCTGCTGGTGGGATTATTGGCGGTGATTGGGTTGATGTCGTACCTGAAGCGAACACATGGACTGCTGCTAATGCCTCGACTGATACATGGACACCGATAAATGCTGGTGCTAACACATGGTTTAGTGAGCTTTTGACCGATCCGTATGTAGAATTCGGTTATTGGGAAGCTGGTTACACGGATGAGCGTTACGAGTTCTGGGTTAATCGTAGCGCGAGTACAGACAGTTGGATGAGGCAATAATGGATATTAAGTTTGGTGATTGGTTGCCAGATCAGCCGGGAGTTACAGGGGCTGTTACAGACGCTAAGAACTGTTATCCGGTAGCTAACGGTTATGCGCCATTCCGTAGTGAGGCTGATTATTCGGATGCTGCTGCTCAGGACTTGTTGATTACCTTTGCGGGTAAGTTTGGCGGTGCTACGACGTTATTTGCGGCTGGTGCTACACAGATTTACAAGTTTGACTCTAACGATGCCAGCTTAGATGCGGCTACTACGACGGGTTATACGGCTGTAGAGGGTTGGGATGTTACTCAATTCGGGGCTAAGATCATTCTGGCTAACGGTCAGGACAAGCTACAGGCTTGGGAACTTAACTCCTCGACTAACTTTGCTGATTTAGCGGCTGCTGCACCTACGGCTAAGTTTGTTACCGTAGTGAAAGACTTCGTTGTAGCGGCTTATGTTGCAGGTGGAGATGAAAATAAGGTCTATTGGTCGGATATTAACGACGAAACTGACTGGACTCCGGGTGCTGCTAGTCAATCTGACTTTCAGGTAATCCCTGATGGTGGTGATATTACGGGTTTAGCAGGTGGTGAATACGGTTTAGTGTTCCTAGAGAGGGCGATTTACCGGATGACCTATGCTGGTAGTCCGTTTTTCTTCCAATTTGACGCTATTTCACGGTCTCTAGGCTGTATTTCTAACGGTTCTATTGCTCAGTACGGTGGATTGACCTATTTCCTAGCGGATGACGGGTTTTATGTCTGTGATGGACAGTCCGTAAAGCAGATTGGTGCTGAAAAAGTAAACAGATGGTTCTTTAGCAACGTCGTTCCTAATGAAATTTTTGCAGGAATGAGTGCTACGGTTGATCCTATTAACAAATTAGTAATCTGGCGGTTTCCAGCTACGTTTGGTCGGAAGTTATTGATTATTTACTCGATAGATTTGGATAAGTGGTCGTATGCTGAGACTACGACTACATCTATTGCTTATGTGCTAACACCTTCAGCGACGTTAGAGCAGGTAGATAACTATAACAACAACATTGATGCCTTAGATATTCCTCTGGATTCACGGGTATTTGCTGGTGGACAGCTATTGTTTGCGGGTGTTTCAGGCTCAAAGATCATTGCCTTCCAAGGGCAGCCTAAAACGGCTCAGATAACGACAGGAGACATTGATATGGGTCGTTCTACTGTCATGCTGGTTAGACCGACTGTAGACGGTGGTAGTGCCTCTGTAGCGGTTGCTAGCCGTGATCTATTGTCTGAGCAGGTAGAGTTCTATACGGACGTTCCAGCAGACGCTGAGAACCGTGTTTCTATTCGGTCTAATGGGGAATACCACAGACTGCGGTTGACTCCGACAGGGGCTAACTGGACTACTGCGGTAGGAATGGACGTTGACGTTGTGAAGCAGGGTAATCGATGACCAGAAGGATTCAATTCCAGACGCTACCTGTATTTGGTGCAGACCAGAGGCAGGTTGCTGAGGTTGTTCGTGGTGCTATGAATGGCAAAACGAATAACACCGGAGAGATTACCTTAGCCACAGGGAACGCTACTAGCACTACCCTTTACGATGACCGTATAGGCTTTGACAGCCTTATTTTCTTCGTACCCTTATCTGCGGCTGCTGAGGCTGATTCAGCACCTTACGGAGCGTTTCAGGACTCCACAGACCAGACTGCTGCTAATACGACAACTGCCTATGCTGTTACGTTTGATACGACAGACTATAGCAATGGAGTTTATCTTTCTAATAGTTCTCGTCTTAATGTCAGGAATTATGGAATTTACAATATTCAGTTTTCTATTCAGCTGAAGAATACGACGAACGACTCTCAGGATACGGATATTTGGTTTAGGAAGAACGGAACTAACGTAGCAGGGTCTAACAGCCGGTTCTCGATGCCAGCGAGGAAAAGCACAGGTGATCCTAGTCACTTGATTGCTGCGATGAATTTCTTTATGGAAATGAACGCTGGAGACTATGTTGAGATAATGTGGCGAGTATCTGATATAGGTGTTTCTATTGAGCAGTATCCTACGAGTACGAGTCCGACTAGACCGGCTATTCCTAGTGCTATTGCGACATTGAATTATGTAGCACCATCAGCAACAACGAACTTATACGTTTCTACTCAGCAACAAGGTCAAGCAACTATTACACATTGGGCAAATGCTACAGCAGACAAAACTTACGGATATATCGTTGTCGGTTGAGTTCCGATACATACCAGTCGATCAACTAAGGAACTGGTGGGGAACTATTAAACCGGGGCTAGAGAAGGTAAAGACTCGGAGTCCTGAAAACTGGATTGTTGAGGACGTTTACACGGACTGTTTTAACCAGAAGGCGATGTTATGGGTAGTGCTGAAGGATAACCACTTTAAGGGCTTTTTTATCTTACAGCCTATCGATCAAGAGCTTCATGTATGGGCTGCTTGGA